GGAACAAGACCATCATCCCGAAAGAGGTGCTGCTCATCACGGCTGGCTGCGACGTGCAGGACGATCGTCTGGAGGTCACCCTGCTCGGCTGGCGCCTGTCGGGCGCGCCATACGCGCTCGGCCACGTCCAGTTCGATGGCAACACGCTCGATCCGCAAGTCTGGAAAGAGATGGACCAGTGGTCAAAGACCATGTGGCGCCACGAGAACGGCTGGCGCATCGGGATCGACGGCATGGCGGTCGACTCCGGTGGCCGCGAAGGCCGCACGCAGGTCGTCTACAATTGGTGTCAGCCACGGCTCGGGCGACGGATCTACGCCATCAAGGGTGTGCCCGGCCCGAAGCGGATCTGGGAAAAGGCGAAGAAGGTCAAGGGCAACATGCGGCTGCAGAACATTGCGGTCGATGTGGTGAAGAGCGAGGTAATGGACGCGCTGGGCCGGGAGCCGGTGAATGAGGCGGGCGAGAATGATCCGCTGGCAATGCGCTTCTCTGACCAGTTGAATGAGGATTGGTTCGATCAGGTGACCGGCGAGTCGCGCCGGATTCGTTACCTGCACAACCGGGCCATCATGGAGTGGCAACCGAAGCGCCAAGGCCAGCGGGTCGAGGCGCTCGACTGCACCGTGTATGCGTGGGCGGTGAGGCAGTCGCCCGCTGTGAGGATGATCGATCTGCGCGCCCGCGCTGAACGGGAGCCGGAACCGGAGGACGCCGTCGCTGTCAAACCGAAGAAACGTCCTTCGGACTGGGCAGCGGCTTTCAACGGAGGATGAGATGCCCAGCAATTACGATGTGCGGGATCCCACTTATCGCGAGAGGCTAATGCGCGAGCGCGCCATGCTTTCCGAAGCGAGGCCTGCCCAGAAGTGGGCGCCCGACCCTCTGGAGCCCACGGATTATCATCGCGGCGGAAATGCCATGTCGACCGCGCTGATCTTCATATTCATCCTGTTGTGTGTGTATGCTGCTGGCTATCTGATCTTCTTCAGATAGGAGATGGCCATGCCGCGAAAGTTTCCCGCGTCGCTCCACGACGCCGAGGACTACTTCACCTTGTCGCGGTGTGGCTATTGCAATCGCTTCCGTGAGAACCGAAAAAGGCATTCATGTGCTGGGCTGAAGAAGGTTCAGCTCGAATACGACGCCGCCGATGAGGCGCGCTCGCGCGAGATTGAGACGCTGGCGACTTACACCCGTCAGATGCTCGCGCACTAGGCTCCTGACTGGGCGTATCTTGAGGCGGTGGGTCCGGTTGGTTGTAGAGCGGGGGCAGGTCTCTGGCGCGGCCTGCCCCCAGCTATTAAGCGCCTTATCTTTCGTGCTATGGGCGATGACCACGCCCGCACGAGAGGAAGACGATGACGAGACAGCAACGTCGCGCGCTGCAGCGGCAGAAGGCCTCAGGAACACGCCCAGCGCCTACTCTCATCGGCCATAACCGTGGACCGCAATCCCGATACATGGACTCAGGCCCCGGGTCGGTGGGATATCCCGGCACGCCGCAAGCTTCTTCGCCGTTCCTCTTCGGATGGACGCCGCAACTGCGCGAGGCCATCGATGACACATGGGAGGCATGGGTCGCCGCCACCGCGCGCACGATCGACGCCATGCACAACAATGGTTGGATCGCGGGCGGCGTCGATCAGGCCGTCGCGCACATGGTCGGCGCAGGCCTTCACCTGAACGCCAAGCCTGAAGTCGAGCTGTTCGCGGATGAGACAGCGGCGGAAGACTGGTCCGCAGCGGTCGAGCGCCGATTCGAGCAGTGGGCCAATGATCCGTGGTCTTGCGATTTGGGTGGCCGGTCGACGCTGCCGATGATCGCCCGGCAGGCGGTGAAGCAGTATTTCGCCAGCGGCGAGATCGTCGCGACACTGCCTTTCCGCGAGCGTCTGGGATCGAGTCATGGCACCAAGGTCAACCTGCTGCCATCATCGCGCCTGACCCAGACATCCAACAGCATGAAGAACTTGGTGCAGGGTGTCGTTCTCGACAGCGACGGCGCCCCAACTGCTTACGAGTTCATCATCCGCGACCCCGTCAATGCCCGCCTCACCACGCAGATCGTGAATGCGAGGGATGCCGCGGCCCGGCCGGTCGTGATGCACCTTTTCGAGAACGCGCCTTCAGCTGTGCGTGGGATCACGCCACTGGCGCCGTGCTTGAACGTCGTGCGCCAGCTCGATCAGCTCGCCGACGCAACGCTGACCAGCGCGATGATTCAGGCGATTTTCTCAGCGACGATCGAGTCCGATTCGCCGACAGCCGACGTGATGGCCGCTCTGCAGGATGTCGATGAGCAGGAGACGCGCGGCGAGCTGGAGGGTGCGCAGGCGGGCGATTTCCAGAACCTGATGGAGTCGCGATTCGAGTGGTATCGCAACACGAAGATTGACCTCGGCAAGTTCGGCAAGATCGCTCACATGTTCCCCGGCGAGTCCCTCAAGTTCAACCGCTCAGAGGCGGTGAACGAAAACTATGAGCCATTCACGAAGGCGCTGCTGCGCGAAATGGCGCGCTGCATGGGGATTACCTACGAGCAGATGACCGGGGACTACAGCGGGGCGACCTATTCCAGTGTCCGCATGGCCACCGCCGACATGTGGCTGATCAACCTCTCGCGCCGCTCCGCGCTGGTCGAGCGCCTGTACCAGACGGTCTACGAGGCATGGCTGGAAGAGGACATCGACAAGGGCTTCACGCCATTCCCGGGCGGCGCAGAGGCCTTCCGGAACGAGCGCTCGCGCGCATGTCGCGCGGACTGGCGCGGCCCGCCCCGGCCTTCTGCTGACGAAACGAAGGCAGCGCAGGCGCTGCAGATCGCCGTCGAACAGGGATGGATCCCCCGCGAGCAGGCGGCGGCTGAATACGGGAATGACTGGCGCGACGTCGATCGTCAGCAGGCGATGGAAAAACAAAGCCGCGACGAGCTTGGTCTTACGCCGCCGCCGCCGCCGCAGAAGGGTGGCGGTCCGGACGGGAATGCGATCAAGGCGCCGAACGGCGCACCGGACCAGACATCAGGAGCGACAAATGGCGGATGATGACAGGCAATGGGACGACCCGTGCGTGACGTATAAGAAGCTGCGCGCGTGTTACTTGCGGCTGATCAGCGGTACGCAAGAATCGGAGGTCGAATATTTGCAGCTAGGAATACAGCGGCGAGTAAAGTATTCGATCGCAAGCCTCAACGATTTGAAACAAGCGATGATGCAGGCGCAAAGTGAGTGTGCAGCGTTGACGGGAAGTCCGGATCCGGGGCGGCGTTTCGCCATCACTGCCGGGTCGCGTCGGCCCCGTAGCAGCCCTTGGAGGTTTCGCTGATGCGCTATCATCGCATTCTCGGCCAGTTTCTAAACCGGCCGCTCTTCGTTCATCCCCGCACCGCCGTCACCGTTTACAACGCCCTCTCAAGCAAATTTGGGATGGGCCTCATGCCGAGCATGGAGACGCCCGATGCGCCGCTGATCGACGCGAGTTGGCAGAACGGCGCCCGCGCCGAGCGTATGGGGGTCCGCGCCAGCCGGTTCGAGGGCGACATGGCTCGCAATCAGGACGGCAAGTTTCCGCGCGTCGAGCCGTTCATGCGGACCGAGGACGGGATCGGCATCATCACGGTCGACGGCGAATTGGTGAACCGCGGCGCATGGGTTGGCGCGGACGAGTCTGGCACGGTCTCCTACGAGGGCACCAAGTTCGCCATCCAGCGCGCTGCGCGCGACCAGAAGACGAAGGCGATTCTGCTCGACATCAACTCGCCCGGCGGCGAGGCGGTCGGCATGGATGACGTCGCCAAGACGGTCCGCGCCGCGCGCGAGATCAAGCCGGTCTACGCGGTTGTCAATGGAATGGCGGCGTCGGCCGGGTACGGCATCGCGTCCGGAGCCACGCGGATTTTCACAGGTCCGACCGGGATTTCAGGTTCCATCGGCGTCGTGATGATGCACATGGATATGAGCAAAGCCCTCGAAAACGAGGGTATCTCGCCGACCTTCATTTACGCCGGGGCGCACAAGATCGACGGAAACTTCGCCGAGTCGTTGTCTGACGATGTGAAGGCAGAGTTGCAACAGGAGATAAACTCGTTTTATTCCCTGTTTGTAGAGACTGTTGCTGCCGGTCGCGGACGACGTCTGTCGGCGAAGGCGGCGAAAGACACT